GTAAGTTAAACTGGTGTTACTACCTTGGAACTTTTTAATCGTGTTGCTTATAATTAAATATAACTGACTATCGTCTGGGTCTGTATGTCCGCCCCGTATTAGGCCATTTGCATCTAAATCTACAAAGCTAGTGCCATCAGACACTCTTGGGTCAAAAATAAAACCACCGTAACCACTACCTGTAGAATAAAAACCTATGTACCTTTCTTCCCACATAAAACCTGTAATAGTCGCAGGATAATAACTAGCTTGCCATTGGCTAGGGGTTATTATAGCTTCAGTCATATTACGTACACTTGTGCCTTCAGCTGCAATCAAGCCATCCGGGCTAGCGTATATAACATATGGGCCCATATCTACCAAAGACCTTTTGTTTAAATTAGCGTGTGAGCTTTCTATACGTATAGCAGTCATAGAAGAAGGATCTGAGCCAGTCACTAGATAAGGCACGCTTTTTGTAGTAACTAAAATACCATTAGACAC